GCTTCTGCTATCATACGAACTACAGGATGATTATGAGTAGAAATAAAATTTTTAGTAAATGAAGGAGAGTCAGTCTTTTCAGTTCGGCTATAAGGTAACTTCAGTTTTTCAAAAACTTGTGCAATCGATCTGGCTGCCCATATCTGAGTATCTATTCCTGTTTCTATTTTTATTTGTTGTAGCAGGTTTTTTTCTTTTATTGCCATTGCTGTTTTTAATTGATCGGCTTTCTCTATATCTACCCGAACACCTAGGTGGCGCATATCAACTAAACAAGGAAAGAGATCAGTCTCAAGATTAAATATATCTTGAAGATCATCTTCAATAATAATTCTTTTTAAGTGGTGCCATAATAGTAAAGTTAGTTCAGCATCTTTTTCTGCATATGCTCCAACTTCCATAGCAGGTAGTTTCCACATATCAGCTTTAGGATCTAATCCTCTTTCTTTAGCTGCTTTAGTTAATAGAGCTTCGTTCTTACCTTGATTTAAGTAAACCCAAGACAAAGAGTTTAGTGAATATTGAAATCTATTTTCATCTATTATAGATGCTGCAATCATAGTATCTATAATTAAACCATTGATTTTAATACCTAAATTTTTAATCCAACATACATCATACATTGCATTGTGAAATATTTTTGTAGCAGGTGATTGGCATACATCTGTAAACCAATTTAAAACTTTTTTACGATCCATATTAGGACCTTCACCATGTGCAATAGGAAAGTATGCTTTGTAACCATCTACAGCTACAGCTATACCTACAACTTCACCACTACCTTTAATGGCCCCTGAACCCAGTTTCTTTAGTTCTGGATCTCTTGTTTCCAAATCAATTGCTATTTCTTCTGCTGATCTTAAATCAGGAAACTCTTTTGGCATAGACCATTCTGTAGTTGGCATCAACATTATTTTTTACCTTTAGTATCTTTCAGTTTCTTTTTTTCTAATTCACAATAATGAATTATTTTATCTAAGTCTTGTATTGCAGTTCCTTTAAACAAGTAACGACATACGTACTTTATAACGTTTCCTTGAAAAAAAGAAAGATCGTTTTTAGAAATAAATTCATAAGGTTGAATTACAAAATTATCTTTATAATGTGATCCTCCAATTTGTTTATCTTGTGGAAACGCATCATCAAACATATTCTTATCACTCATTATCCATATACCCTTCTGACCGCTTCATACCAGGCCTTTCTATATTTTTCATCTCTAGTTTTATTCCAGAGTATTGCTAGTTCATCTATTTGTGATTGGTGCATATTTTCTCCTTTAAGTTATTTGTGGCAGTTGTTGGTTTAACGGGTTAAAAAACAAAGGGGTTCGCGACCCGAACCAACTTCCCTCGTTAGAGGAAGATGCTGCCACCCACCCCATAGGAAATGTCGCTACCCCGTTCTGTTTACACAGTTGTGTAATTCTATAATTTGTATGCATTGACTTTCTTCTTAGCTTTTAATTTATATAAATTATTTCTAGCACGTGTAATTCCTACATACCAAACTCTATGTTCTTCATCACTCTTGCTTTTACTTTTCTTAACTGCTTTTTTTATTTTATTTGGTTGGTCTAAGCAAAGTATTATGTTGTCTTGTTCACCACCTTTAAATGCGTGTATGGTTGATATAAATATTCTAGCAGGTGAATCTAAGTCTTCTCCGTTCTCCATCATTTCTCTATTGTATTCTTTATCTTCATATTCAACTTCTTTAAATGCATCAAACCAATCTAAGTCTGGATCCCAATCTTCCATTTTCTTTCCAATGTATTCTTCAATATCTTTCCATTCTTTTTCATCTAATATCTTTCCTCTACACCAAGAGTTATAATTAATATGTGCATTGTATACTCTGACTTTAAAAGATTTTTCTTTCTTTGTTTGATAATATAAATTTCTTTCTCTTAATTCTTTTTTCATACTAACTAATCTATTAATGGTTCTAGTTAATATAACCCATCTTCCTGTTGTTAAATCTACATGATCTAAATTATTTATGTATTCACATTCACCTTCATAGTCTCTTGGATAATAATCTTTTTCTTTTCTTAGTCCTTCTATTTTTTCAATAGGTATTTCTGATTGTTCTTGAACTGCTCTAGATATTCTTTTTGAATACTTTAAAACTTTTTCTTGATCAGCTTTTTGACTTATGAATCTATCTACATCTGCACCAGCCCAGGCAAAGATAGCCTGGTCATCATCACCCGCAAGATAAATATCGTCTGTATATTCTTTTAGTTTATCAAATAATTTCCATTGTAATGGTGATAAATCTTGAGCTTCATCAATAAATATAACTTTAAATCTAGGTAAAGATTCTTTATCAATTAATTGTTTTATCATGTCATTAAAATCTAATTTCTCTTTTACTTTCTTGTATTCTTTTAAATTGTCATCAATTGTTTTTAGTATCTTCCATTTAATTTCTTTTTTATTATGCTCACCTCTATCATATTCATCTCTAATACTAATATCTCTATTGATTGCTCTACCAATCATTTGAAAATATGGACTGTCACAGTTTAAATAATTAATATCTTCCTTGTTATATTTGTCATAATATTTTACTTTGACACCTATCTCCTTACCTATCGCTTCATAATCTGAAGGTTGCATAACTTTACCATCATTTAATTCTAATTGATCATATGCGAATGAATGTATTGTTCTAAAGTAAGTTAACTTGTCATTATCTGCAGGCATTCTATCTCTTGCTTCACCTGCAGCTTTTTTAGTAAATGCAAAGTATGCAATGTTATCTAAAGGTGTACCTATTCTAACATAAGCTTTAGCTCTACTAATTAGTCTATATGTTTTACCTGTACCTGGTGGTCCATAAAATTTATATATCATTATACAATTTCCTCTTCTGTAAAGTCAGCAGTCTCTTCTATATCTTCTTCTTCCTTATCAAATAGATACAAAGGCACAGCTACACATCCATTAACACCTGGATATGGTTTACCAGTCTTCTTATGTTTACCAGGAAATCTTTTCTTCTTACCAAACTCTGGTTGAGGTAATGAATCATCTTTTGTGTCAAACATTTTTTGAATCATGTGAGAAGTTCTTGATGAATCTTTTCTCCAACCATTTTCTTTTAGTTCATTATAAAATTCATCATAAACAAAGTAAGCATACACTTCATCTTTTAAAACATTACCACTTTCAAATGATGCATAAGTTTTTGCTTGTGTACCATTTATATATTCTTTTAAATGTTTCTTTAGTATCTCCATTGGTCTGGTCCCTGGAGCCGGTTGCACTGTATCAACAGTATCTAACAAAGCATTTATCAATGCATGAAAGTCCAAAGGTTTTATAGGAGGTGGTAATACGTTTACCTGAGCCATTATTAAACTACCTAATTCTTTTTGATCTCGAAGTTGTGTTACATTTTTTGCATGTACTACAACAGACTCACCTGTTTTATTTTCTACTGTAAAATAATATTCAGGATCTGGTTTAAAATCTACTTTGATTAGATTAGTCATCATTGGCCAATCAATTTTTTTATCAGAGATAACACCAAATCTTCTTTTAACACATTCAGATTTAACACAAACCGGTGCAAGTAATTGATCATTACAAGTATGACCTTTAGTATCTTTCTCCCAGTTTTTTATTTTCTTTTTAATATAATCATCAGTCCAAGTTTCATTGAACTCAAAATAATTTCTACCTGCTTGCAATACTTTCTTAGCCCAATCATCAGCGTATTTCTTTTTAGCAAACACCATGTAGTTATATAAAAATCTATCTCTACCATCATCCATTTTTTCTTTAGATAATATTTCTAAACATGGTGGACCATCTTTAAATTCTTCTGCACCACCTGTAAGTTCTGTTTTAATTATATTATCAGATATTTCTTTTAGTTTAGTTGATGTCATTAAATTCATTGCAACAACTTCTAAAAATAAATCTAATGTCATTTCTTGACCTGATGGATCTAATGCAACTCTTTCATTTTTATTAAAGTATGGAAGATTAATAAAGTTACCATTTACTTTTTGATCATCTGTATTAGTTCCTAGTCTAGTTTGTTTAGGAAATATCTCTGTTGTAATTGGTAGTTTAAATAAAAATAATACTTGTTCTAAAAAATCTTTTATTACTTTTGCTTTTACTAATTCCTTAGTAAATATATATAAATGAAGTCCACCACTTTTAGATTTAATAGGTATTAGTGGTAATTGTTTTTGTTGAATTGTATCTAGATAAAATTTTATATCTAAATTTTTATATACTTTAGGATCAATATCTATCGCACCAAATCTAGCTAAACCGTCATCATCACAAGGTTGTATACCTATAGATTTAGTTCCGTTTAAATGTTGAGTATAATCTTCTTCAGTAATTAATTTACCTGACCAACCATAGTCGCCAGGATTAAATTTTAATTTACCTGTATCTGGATCTTTGTAACCATTGTTAATATTACAAAAACCAAAATTTCTTTTTAAGCCTGTAAAATATTTTATAAAGTCTTTCATAATTTCCTATGTTATGATTAATAAAGAGGCGACTTCACTCTCGCGCAATCGCCTCTCCTCTAGAGTATTCACTTAGTGAATTAGATAATCTCTTCAGTTGGTTTAGCACTCTTCTCTTCATACTGAGGTTTTGCTGCACCTTTAGACACAGACTTTTGAAGTTCTTGTGCCATTAAGTATAACTGCGCATCAGCATCAACAGAAACATCTAATGCTCTGCTCATTGAAGGTTTATATACATGCCAACTCTTACTACCTGCAACTTTACCAACAGTTTTTAAATTATAAACTGCTGCATATGCTGCCGGATTGTAAACACCTTTTTCATCTTTGAATCTTAGATTCTTAATCAACTGATTCAATTCTCTTGCAGGTGTTAAGTTAGATGATCTCATAGTAATTACCGCAGGTCTAGGTTCATCACCTAATACCACCACATAAAAGTATGCAGTCTTTTCTAAGTAGTTACCATTTGATAGTCTCCACTTACCATTTCTTTCTTCCTTTGCATCTGAAGGAATTGAAAGGTGAGTTGTGACTGGAGGAGCTGCTGTATCTCCCATCTCTTGCCATTCTGGATACCTTGTTTGCACGTGTGCAACTAATATATCCACGCCTTTGTCACCATCTATTAATGTACCAAGACCTTTAGCATAGATCATACCAGGTTGTGAACCTTCTACGTACTTTGCATTGCTCTTATTACACTCGGGCGATAGTTGGTGTAGGATTTTCAAGATCGGTGTTGACATATCATCCGATTTGATTTCTTCACTACCTTTCCCAGAATCACTTCTAAGACTGATAGTTGCCAGTGCGCCTGCACTGTTCTTCTTCTCGATAGCTGTATTAGCCATAATATAACTCCTTATATTTAGTTATTGGTTTATTTTTTATTTTTTAAATACGTTTGATTTCCATCGAACGTATTGAATAGTTCTGCAGGAACTTCATGACCTTTGTCTTTCCATTCCTTCATAACTACTTTGAGTGTCGATGGGTGAACTTTCTCCTCTTGGATAGGTTCATACCCATTCGACCTCGCAAGGCTAGCGTAATCGACAGCCTTGTTATCT